GAGTTATGGTCTGTAGTGTTGTCGTATAGGTGCCGCCGTCGTCGAGATCGATGTCGCCGCCGACGCCTAGCACCTTGCCGGTATCGTCCCAGGTGAGGTCAGCAGAGCCATCTAGCGCCCCGCTGCTGTTGAACTGGATCTCAGTATTGGACCCGGCTGCTGCCGTGGTGTCAACTACGTCAAGGTTGCCTGTGAATGGGTTGAACTTATATCCCATGATCAGCTCTTGGTGACGGAGGTCAGGTTGTTGCTGCCGTCATATGCCAAGGTGAGCGTGGCGACTGTGGTCCCGCCGGAGCCGCCGGTCTTGTAGACCACGCCGGTCAGATTCACGCCGGTGTAGCTCAGGGCGATGTAGTCGTGATCGGGAATCTCCAGTCCGCTAAGCGTGTTGACGATGCCCGAAACCGGAACGGGGTTGCCGGCGTCGTTTTTGATCTCGACGCCATCAGCAGTCACGCTGAGCGTTGCGCTGCCGATGTCAACTTTAAGCCTGCCCTCGTCTGTGGCGCCAATTTCTCGGGCCGCACCAGTGGGAAGAGTTCCATGAACGATTGTGTCAGGCATGACAGACGGAAAGAAAAGAGAAAGTCCCGCCGAAGCGGGGCATTGCAGCCACTACTCAGATCAGGTGGTAGCAAGGTCGAAGCTCACCCCATCAGTTGGACGGAAGTTGATGGCTACAGATTGCCCATCATCAGGGTTCACGTTTAGTGAAGCCGAAGTGAGAGTAACTTCCAGCTCGATCGAGCGGCTCTTGGCATCATCAACGACGCCGCTAGCTTCAATCCGCTCAATATAGAGCTTCATGGAGGCGCCCACTTGATTGCGCAGCAGCACGTCTTGGACCATGCGGTTGGCCAAGGCCTGATCTTCATCGGTCATGTAAACATTGGCGGTGCCATTGGCATCACCAAAGCCAGAGATGTAAGACCGGAACGGGACGTACAGGCCGGAACTCTTGCCGATAGTCGTGACATCAATTTCAGCCCTGGAAATTTCCAGGCTCCAGTCACGAACTTCTGCGACAGCCGCGAAATCAGAGTAATAGATTTCGAACTTGTTTGGGGCAGCAAGAGTGCCGGCAGTCGTCAGCGTAATAACAGGAGTCAGCGTTGCACTGGCAGAAACGGTCGCCACGCCCGTTGAGGCATTGTAGCCAATGATGTAATAGGCAGTGCCAGCGGTGATACCAGCAGGCAGGGTGCCCGCACCGACAAGTCCGGTCTGCGTGTTGCGGATCAGAAACTTAACAGGGTCGCCAGGCTTGAAATTAAGGTTGGCGCCAACTTCGAGCAGAGCACCAGCAGTGGTGACATCAGCGGTGCCAAAGGTTGAAAGGGTGCCAGCGGGCTTGTAGTAGAAGGCGCCGGAGATGCCGGACAGGACGGTAGCCATTGGAAGTCAGGGGGTAGTGGCTTGGCGGGCACTGCCCAGCTAATGACAGGCTAGCGAATTACTTCGCGCTTGCCTGCCAACCAGCATCAATTCTGCCAACAAAGTGTGGGAAGTCCTCGGGAGCCTGAAAAGAAGGCCCCGTTATCTGGCCTAGGCGAACGTAAGTGGAGGTAGATGTTTTCCTGGTTGAGTTAAGAGTATCAATAACTTCCTTCGCCAAAGCAACCATCTGCTGGCATCTTGCTGGACCGCTACCCTTGGGGGCAAAGCACCTGATAATTAACGCTCCTCTTGCATAGTCAAGAGAACCGTCAAGAGTTGATTCCGTTGTCAAGCCAAAGATGACATTAACTCTGACGTACTCTTTAGGGGGATCAGGCGGAACCGCTGTTATATTATCGAAATAAACAGGAATAGATGGCACCTCGGAGTTGTAAGCGCTCAAAAGCGGAGCTTCAATTTTTGCTCGAATAGACTGGTAGTTCATTTGGCCTAATCCGAAAAAGCTTTGAATCCGATATTCAAGTCATTCTGAAGCTCACCGCCTTTGGTATACCTTTGATACCAATACTTTTCCGCCGTAATCATTGAGGTCGGCTCTTCGTCCTCTCCTGTTGCTTTGCTTATCTTTGGGCTCGAACGCATCTGAAATCTAAGATGCGGGGTATCGGGCCTGCCCCAGCCCTCTTCAACTGGCGGCTTGATAGGCAATGGAGTTGATGGAAAGAAGTAGCCCTCTTCTTCATCAGTTGCCAGCGCTGCGTGCTCAGAAGTGTTAACAATAACAAACCTGTCGCGCCCATCCTTGAGATATGCAGTCACATCCCTTAGTGTTACGTCATTTTTAGTGTATCGGTAGATCTCCCCTGTCGAGCCAGGTGTCGAGGGGGTCATGCCCGCAGGTGCGAAGCCCCAAGAGGCGGAAAATTCACCTGTCCAGGCAGGACCGGCTTGCGCCAACGAATTCATGGATTTTACTGCAAACCCTTGGATGCCCTTCGCCAATTTTGTCCTTAGTTGACTTGCAAGCTCTTCCGCTTTGCGTTTATCGATCTGTCGTAGGTTTTTCGCTTGTCCCGCTGGCGTGGCACGCCTTGCTGATCTCCTGGGCATCTAGCTCACCTTTGCGATAACGATGTGCATAATTGGGCTGTCTCCGCGATACTGGTCTTGATCAACGATCTTTGCAGTACGGTTGACCCCAGCTTCAGCATAGCGAATCAAATCGGTTGACTGCGGATAGTAGCTCCCCAGGTAAACGGCTGGGATGATAAACTTGACCATTCGCTGCTGATAAAAGCCTTCTTTCTCTTTCGGTGTTAGTTTGGTGAGCAGGGCTCTTGCTGCGATCTCAGTACTACTCCCAACCACGGTGCCAGTTGCGGGATCGTAAGTTTGATTCTGAGATGCTTTAATATAGACGATACTGATTCCCCACTGGTCAATCAGCGGTCCCGGCAGCGATCCAAATACGTCGTCAACAAGGGACATGGTTAGAATCTATTATTCCAGCTACCGCCATAAGGCCAAAGCTGACCATTTATGTAACGCACTCCTGAAGGCCTCTGCGTTGAGACAAAACCCCTATAGCCAACGCGAGCCGTTGACTCACGCCTAACCTTGGGCTGATAGAAGTCTCCGCGAATCATATATCTAGCAAAAATATCCATCGAGAACGGAGGGATAAATAGCATCCCCGTCTGCGACATTTGATCTTTATTAAACTTAACGATTAGGCCTTCGCTCGTACCGCCAAGCGTGACTTCATCGTACTCGCTGTTCTTATATCTAGTAGCGCCGCCATCGGTGCCAGAGATTCCGGTGTAGCCGCCATTGGTGCCAAGAAACGCTGCCATGTAGGCAACGCCGATCTCGAAGTCAACAGGAAGCTCGTCTTCAGGAGCGTAATAGTAATCTGCAGCAACTCGCCTTGGCCAAGCCAAACTCTGCTCACTTGTCGCAGGCTGCCCCTTCCAATGCAAAGGGTTGATCGACATCGTTGCAGCAACCAGGCTCTGCTCCTTCTGAGTAGTCGTCAGCGTCAGCCAAGCAGACACCCCGACACTGGCCGGCAACTCGGAAAGAAGAGTCGTGGCCCTCGCTACCGACAGGTAGGAGTTGGCATCAGTTGCCCCCAGTGTCGAAACAAAGGCCATCGTTCATCCTCAGGAGAGCCTGGAAGGGGGCTTGACCTTGGGCTTCACCACAGTAGCCACAACCTCCTCTTCGACGGCCTCGGGTGCTGTTTCAACGGGCTCAGCCACAGCCTGCTTGGCAGAGGCTTGCTTAGCGGCAGCCTCGGCGACTGCGCGTTCTGCAGCTTCTCGCCGCATCCTGAAAGTACCAGCGCTCATGATTTGTTGCCAGATAGTGGAAAGCCCCGGAAAACCGGGGCAATGATGATCTTAAACAGTGAACTAGATGTAGGAACTCATCCGGGTGATCCGAATGTTGCGGTCATCATCAAACACCTTGACCCAGTTGGCAGGAGCTGCAAGTTCAGCGTTGCTGGGAGCAGCAGCGGTAGGGTTGCCCCTCCAGCTAATACCGTTCGGGTGAACAAGGTAGTGGGTGCGATTGATCAGAAAATCAATGCCCAGGAACTTGTCCCGATCAGTCTCAACAGGGGTCTTGGCAGGAGCAGTTGCATAAGCAAAAGCGCCAGGACCGAAGAAGAAGGTCTGATAGATGGGCAGGTTGGTAGCACCGCCGCCGCCGGGGCCGCCACCAGTTGTTTCAAAAGGCAGGCGGTCATCAACGAACACCGGACGATCGTAGTAA